GCCCCGAGAGCATTGCCGAGTTCGGCAATAGCCTCGCGGAGCTCGGAGTGAGCCCCGAGGACGCGGTGCGCATTTTGCACGGCGAGATGACCATCGACTCATGGCTCAACGGTCGCAAGCCAGAGATCAAGGGCGAGGCAAACGTCAACCCGGACAACGGACAAGTGGTTCCACCGCCTGTCTTCACGTACAGGGAGACGGCCATCATCGTCGTCAACGGCAAGGAGGAGAAGCGTGTGAACATGACCGCAAGCTGTACGGCTGCGGGCGACAAGTTCCTCGTTTTTCCCCTCGATTCGGCGGGGTGGATCTCTGCCCAGATCAAGGCTGGCCACCCGGGCGTGAACAATGTGACTCTCAAGGAGTTCGGGCCCGTGGAGGCGCTTGTCAATTCGCGCTGGGTCGCAATCAAGGACTTCGTCGTCGACCCGGAGAAGAAGAACATCGTGTACGGCGTCCTGCCGGAGGCCATCGCTGGGGCTAAGAAGCTCAAGTGGGTGCGCCCCAAGCAGGGCGGCATCGTGCTGATTTCCAAACCTAACGGGGTGACAGCCGGTGGTCGGATCCTCGGCACATCTGTCCAGACAATCCCTACGGAATACGGCAACGTCACTGTCGAGTGCTTTGAGCACGACGCGGGGACCGAGTTCGGCGACTGTGGGTGCGTCGGTATGGTTAACGGGAACAACGCCATCGGCGTCCACTGCGGTACGCGCAAGTCGCAGCCTCAGGCGAACCTCTTCATGGCCCCGGGTTTTTGATCGGGGGGACCCCTCGGTCGCCCGTGGAGCCCTGCGGACGGGATCGCCGCTACGCTCGCAACACTGACGTACGCACGAAGATGAACTACCAGACATGTGCTGCTCGTGACAAGCTCGCCTCGCTCGGGCGGTTCGCGCCGCCCGAGTGGGGTGGAGATCAAGAGCATTTGCCCGCGCCCACTGACAATCACGAATACCTTCACGCGACGCTCCAGCAGTATGGCGGATTTGACATTCCCGAGGACCGTGTCGCGCTATTGAAGCGCGCCACGGGTGACATGGTTACGAGGCTTTTTCCCTTCATTGGGGGGGGCCATCAGCCTGTCCAGTCCGCGGTTGAGTTGGACACACGCCTGCTGCTGTCGCTTAGCGGCAGCGACAAATCGGCCGGGCAGCCGGCGAGCCACCTCTTCGGCTATAAGACGAAGGGTGAGATCGTCGATGATCCCGGGGCGAGATCTGTCGTTGTCGGTGCCTGCATGTCCGTCGTTGACTCGCAGCGCGATGGCGCCCACGTGGATTACCTCCGCGAGGCGCTTGGCTGCGAGTACCAAGAAACCGTGCTCGGTTCTGTAAAAACGGAGCTGCGTGCCGCTGAGCGTGTCCGGCAGGGGAAAGCCCGGCTGTTCATGCCCGCGGACACTTTCAGCTACGCTATGCTCGAAACATTCTTTGGCGACATCTCCCGGCGGCTACATAGCTGCTGGCAGCATGGTCCTGCCTGGGTTCGTGTCGGCATCAGTTCCGCACACGGCAATTTTCATCGCATGATGTCGCGTCATGCCCGCCGCCAGTACAGCGTCGCCGGTGATTTCTCACGATTCGACAGTAGCATTAACCGCACGCTCATGGAGTGCACGGCCAAAGCTCTGTCTGAGTTCATGGATGAACGGTGGCGCTGGCTCGCGGTGGGTGTGTTCTTTCGGTGGGTCGTTGACCTGCTGATTGCG